TCTGTATTAATAAATGGTGATGACATGGTATATGCTGCTCCTCGTTCTTACTGGGACACGCATATCTTTCTAAGCTCGAAGGTTGGCTTAGAGATGACTGTTGGGAAAGCGTATGTTCATCATAAATACGCTAATGTTAATTCGACTTGTTGTCATTTCGATCTCAGAAATGAAAGATCTACTCCTCTCCTTATCCCGTATTTTAATACAGGCTTGTTCTTTGGTCAGAACAAGGTTCTAGGTAAAGCTGAAGAAGCTACCTCGAGATGTGCAGTAATCAACAAGTTGCTTGAAGGTTGTCTTAACGAAAAGACACAGGCAGTCGTCCTCCAACGCTATCTAACAATGCACGCAACTGAAATAAAGCGTGAAACGGCGTCTATCGCTCGTTATTCTAAACCCAATGGAAGAACTTTTAGAGTTCCATTCCAGCGTAATCTCTTCCTACCTGTTGCTTTAGGTGGAATGGGTGTACTCTCTCCATCGACCTGGAAGTATTATCTTCCAAAGATCTGTCGTGATATTGCTGCCACAAAGAAGGCGCAAATGGAGTATGAGGATATAGTAAAGGTCGAAGGTCAACTTCCCTTGAATAACCCATATCTTATGGAAAAGATAACTATGGATAATAATCCATGGGATTTGAAGTTGCGATTAGACGATGAATCGATATATGAAGTACATTTAGCTCTTCGACACTTGAGATTAGGTTCTCAAGGTATTTGTACTTGGTATTATCGGACCACTTCAGACCCGCTCTTAGTGAGCCATTAAGTCAGGTAATTAATCTGCTTAGTATTGAGGGGAGATTCCCTTTTGTTGATCGTCCCGGAATGACGTTAAACTTGTCCACGGGGTCCACATTGTTCAATTACCCAAAACGTTTATCCGCTCTGGTCGCCTTTCGACTAGGTATGTGGGTTGTAAAGAATTACGTGCTAAATTCAATTTCTTCAACTGGTTGCCATGCATAAGACATTCTCGCTTAATTGCGGATGCGGCCTAACTTGGCAAATTCTCTTTAATCTGAAATGTTCGCGTCTATGGATAGATGAACACTTGTATTCCTACAAGTTCGCGGCCTTATACTGGCTGTGGGTCCGGATTGGATTAAATGAGATGAAAGAATTCACACTCTTATTAGAGGTCCTGATACTCACAAATACTATCTTCGGAGAGTGGTGAGATAATGTAGTAGTGAATTGTTGAATTGATAAATGCCGAGAGACTGCACGGGTGAGCTTCTACTTCATTGAAGGAGTCACTGTGGATGAACAGTCCCTGTCATAGCAGGTATCCCGTTTCCTATGTCGAAAACTCAACAAAAGGCCTCGGCGCAGCCTAAAGCGCGCCCACAACGTCCCCGACAACAAACTAGGTTGTCCCCTGCGGCTTCTCGTGCTCCTTATAGACGAAGCCGTCCTTCTAGACCAAATCCTCGCATCGATCGTGGTGTAGGTTCAACAGATGGTGTCGCTGCTGCTTATGCGACAAAGCTCTCTCAATCAGAGATGAGAACAATCAAAGTAGATCGAACAAGTTGTCGTCTTACTGGCCGTGAATTTATCGGAAATGTTGTTGGAACGTCTGCATTCAGTGCAGCTCAACGCTTTCAAATAAATCCCGGTCAGTCCGCAACTTTTCCAAAATTATCTGTCCAGGCTCAAGTATGGCAAACTTATCGCTTTTCTAAGCTTAAGTTTTGTTACTATACGCGGACAGGTTCGGCTACTGCAGGTTCAGTGATGCTGACTCCGGATTATGATCCTTCCGATTCAGCTCCTGCCAATGAAATGATTGCTTCAAGTTATCTTGATGCTGTTGAAGATGGTGTATGGAAGAACATCGAGTGTGATCTTGATGTAGCATCTATGTTTAGCATAGGTCCAAAGAAATTTGTTCGTACAGGTGCTCTCCCTGGTGGAGAGGATATCAAAGCGTATGACGCTGGTAACCTGTTTGTTTGTACAGTCGATGGTGTTAATGCAACACCATGGGGAAAGATTTGGGTAGAGTATGATGTAACTTTCTTTACTCCTCAACTGCCTCCGGCAGGAGCCACTGGCTCTCCATTATTCCTTCATTTGACTGGCTCTGCTACGAGTACCGAAGCTGTCCACTCTCAAGTGGTTGTGTCTGGTACGGCAGGACTTGCGAACATGAGCAACTTTGTGCTAGAATTTCTCTATGCTGGGACTTATCTTGTAAACTATAACATGAGTGGTGGTGCGACTACCGCTGCGACAACGTTTGTGGCTGCCAATGGGGCTGCACTTGTCGCAAGCTATGGGACAGCTGGCCAATTTGGTGTCGCTGTTTCTGGTGGGTCAGGCTTTGTTGCCTCCTCTGTTTTAGTTACCAGTCCTATAGGTGGTACATTGACATTTACTAACGATGCAGTCGGAACAAACAGTGAGTTGTTCATTGCCTCGGCCCTCAATGCCTTGTAGATTAGTTATACCTATTATTCATCGGATGAAGCGCCGATAATACTCTATCCTCCTGAAACATGGAGTTTCTTTATAGACCTGAAAAGACAGGTGCATAGGATGAAATAAATCCTGACAAAGTAGTCATAAAGAGAGTATTAGGTTCGGTACCCCGAGCGGGTAATAGATTTCCCATAGGTGGG